AGTAAGATGTGCTCGCTAACGGAGCCTCGACTGTGAACTGACCAGTACCAATTGACGTGCTCTTCTTGAACTCTAAAGAACCCGTACCGTTATTTACAGCTCCGTTATAAGGGAAGGATAAGTTTATATCGTCCTCACTTACACCAGCCGCTATCAAGTCGTTATAATTAGCTGTACTATTTAGTCCTACGTATCCAGTATCTCCAACTACCGTACCATCCCACCTTAATATTATTCTGGTAGGTGTATCAGTTACGTTGTACGTTGCTCCAGCGATACCTATATCCGATCCGAAATCAACATCTATTAAATTATCCTCAGCATCGCTAGAATAAGACACGGCTCCAGAGGACATATTATTCGTATAATCCCATATTAAGTATAGGTTATCTAAAGAATCTGGGTTATTAAAAACAAACGTACCAACATACCTTCCGCCATCAATAGATACTGGGACTTCCGTCGCTAGGGATATTACAATATCCTTGTCTGCTTCCGAGTACGTGCTATTGGTAACTAGGTAGTACAGGCTGTTTCCCAATGATGGTTGCAAACTTCTCGTTCCTGCTACTCCTATTTTACCAGACTTCATCGTTACTAAGGCTCCATCATAAGGGACGGTATTTATTCCTTCTGGATTAGTAGTACGCGTACTGAAAGAAACATCTCTAGTATCATTAAGAATGACGCTATCAAAAGTATACTCAACACCCCCTGTAAATACGTATGATTGATTCGTTTTCATTATTCAGCTACATTATTTGATATCCACGTTATAACATTCATTATTTTACCTGAGCCTTGAGATATCGTAAAGGTAAGTCTTTTCCCCTCGCAATACGTTATTGTTATCGTTGCTTCTCTAACTGCCCCTGTATTATTATCCCCTATGCCTAGGAATATATCTCCATCACCATACCCTGTTATAGGGAAATTTCCACCACTCAATGTTACCCATCCTGAACCTGAGCTGTATGAAATATCAGCCGCCCATGACGTTGTGCTAGTTATAATGAAATCTGGTAGGTTACTATTCACTCCACCAATACCAATATTATCCCTTGAAGGGTACTTTCTTATTGCAGTATCTATACTTAGCTCGCAAGGTATAGAGTTGTCCTCATTCGATGCTAGTATGTAGTGATTACCATGAGGATCGTAAACCCCTAACTTCTGCGTGTTAGGATTATTCTTCATTAGGTCACGGAAGTGTGCTTTCATTCCGTTCTCTGAAATCGGGAAGATTCCTGCGGATGTCAATTTCAACACCGCGCCACGTCTCTGGTCTGTAAAGAAGATGTTATTCCCCCACTTGGCAAAACTTTCAGGATTGGAACTTATTCCCCATTCTCCTGCGTATGACACTTGAGTTCCTAACACTTCTGGTATAGATGCTATTACTCCTCCTCCCGACGAATCGCTTATTAAATTTTTACCGTAAAGAACCTGCGTGATTTTATTCTCATGCATTACGATAATATTAGTGTCTCTAGCGTAAAGTTTTTGAACTGATCCAAACTCTTTATCTAAGTCTTTATAATTTATTTGTGATAAATTAAACTCATTCATTCTGTTTACTGATGACTCCCCTCTATATATACCACTGTATGAGAGTGAAGAAGATTTAATCTCTTCTTCGTAATTTTCAATAACAGTTGTAGCTCTAGGGCTATACTCTAATGTTGTGGCGTTGAAATCATCACGTATTCTGTTCGACTCTAGCCCGTTACCAAATGCATAACCGTTATACGTTGCGTTGGGGTTTTGAGGGTGATTTATTACAATTCTAGCGTAATTGTTTGTTGATGTCTGGTCTAACTCAAGAGTTCCAGTAGCATGAGATAATCCAGCGGTTCCAGGTATAGTTCCTGATCCTGTATACGTAAAATCAATTATAACATTGTACGCGTCTAAAACTTGAACTATTGTGTATACACCACTTATATTGTTCGACGTTACATTTATTGTATTCCCTACTTGGAATTTGTGCGCTGCTTGATCACCAGTTCCCATTGATGACTGACCTAATCTAGTATATCCTGAACTTAGTAGTACTGGAGCGAAGTCTTCGTAAGCCCATAGCACTGAATGAAACCCATCTACAATCGGGTAAGTGTCAGTCATCTCGTGAAAGATATCAGCATCATTAATTATCGGATCTGTCTCACAGATTAAAGGATTCTCTAGTTGAGTTATTTTAAATGTTACTGATATAAAATTTTGCTTGCAATTTAGTGAACCTCCAACAATTCCGTACCCTTTGATTATCATATGAACTGGATAGCTCATACTTTGCTGTGAAGGGTATGATCCTTGATCCATGTCATTTACATACGCTCCTCCTTGTCCAGAGGTTCCTAATGCCCAATTTTTACCTCTTCTAAATATAATCGTTCTTGAGTGTCGGTCTATACCGTTAAGGTCGATTTGATGAAAATCTTGATCTATCCCCTCTTCGTAGAACCACTCCTCAATATTATCATATCTTCTTGATGATATCCATGGGGCGTGAGTAACTTGTCCGTTAGGATTCTCAGAGTCGCTGGTGATATTTATTTCTATCTCTGCTCCTGCCTGTATAGCTCTATCTGTCTCTATAACGGTTGGAGACCAGCCGTTACCTGGAATAATAGCATACCCTCCGTTAATGTAATACGCGTCACCACCTATAAAATTAAGTCCTGGATGTGTTAATGAGTTTAAACTATCACCAAACATACTCTCGGCTTGTGGGTTATTTATGTTTGCCCTGCAATTAATCCTCCATGTATCATTAGTGTTAAATCCTGAAGCTTGTGAAAATTGAACAGTTAGTAACGGTGATAACGGACCGTTTTGATAAGCTTTAAGTACTATATTAGTGTTAGCTACTATAGTGACGTTTTGCTCAATCCAGGTAGGGTTCATTGCATTGTAGTTGTTATCACCCCCAGACAGTCTATATTTAAAGCTATCTCCACCAGGATTTATTCTAACCTCAATTCTAACGTCAGAAGACCCTAAATATTGCCATGAATTAGCTATGGTTAGTGCTGACCCAGCATTACTTGTGCCATAGAATATCGGGTTGTCCGCACAAGCGAAATCAGTCGTGTTTATAATCGGAAGCTTCGACCCCTCACCTCCAAAGCATAAAATATTACCAGTTGTTGAGTTGGCGCCAATACCAGTATGGTTTTGAGTGAACAGATCATTAACACCAAATAGAGAGCTATCTACTTTTATTTTAAAATATAACCCAGCTGTGGCCCCTGATACAAATCCTGTAGCTTTCTGTTCGAACTCTAAGATTTTATATTTTTTATTTGATTGTGTAGGGCCTGCCCCGTCTGATTTAAATATTAAATAATCTCCAACAGAAAACTTATCACGGTCAGACTCGTTAATCAAGAAATATCTATATACTCCATCAGGGCGATATAAAATAGGAAATATATTGTAGTATCCTCCTTTTCTCTGCTTAATTAGTAACCTATACTCTGAAGCAAATGTAGGAGGATCATTCTTAATGTCAATAAGTAACGAGTTCGCTGTAGTAGAATTTATAGGCTTAATGTAAGTCGTATTCGTTAAAGATGTAAGGCCAGTTGTGAACCTACTGTCACCGTCTCCATACTGAATGGCTATCTCTAAATCTCGATCACTCCTGAATGTTTGAGCGCCAATATCCCCTGCTATATCTTCAGAAATATAATCAACTTTAAAATCAATGAATACAGGATTACCACTAGAGTCTACTATATCGTAAAACTGAGTGTAGTTACCGTATATTAATCGTCTATCGATGATCTCCATAGCTTCAGCTTTCAGCGGGACATTGTCGGATAGTCTAGATAGCTGTGAGTTTGGTAGCGCTATAAGTGTCTTGTTATTATCAAAATCAAAGGAGTATGAGTAGTTGTCACTTATAAATAATTCTTCTTTACTAAATGACTCTACAACGTATGTATTTAAGTCACGAGTATCCCTCACTATTAGATCGATATCGGTGACAAATTGATCACCCGTCTCAAATCTAACCTGTATTCTATTCTTAGTATTCAGCATCGCTTCGTTATTCCCCGAAGCGTAGTCTATTTTATATATCCCAGGCACGAATGCTGTGCTTGAAAAGGGAGCGAATGCACTATACTGATTGTCAATGTATTTGTATCTATAACTGAACTGTAAGAATCTATCCTCTATATTGTTTTCTTGTTCTAGCTCTGTTTTCATCTCAATAACTGGAGAGTTTAACGGGGCAGGCTTAATAACTCTAGTGTCTAATGGGATTCTAGCATCATCTACTGTGTATGCTTTCCATCTCTTAATAGATCCGCCAAATGGTTCGTTTAACCCGTCAGTCCAGAATAAGAACCCTTCTATATATCTAAACCCAGTCACGTAGTACTCCTTGTCAAAGTTTAGTAGACTTGGCGTAGTAGGTGTCGCTTTATTCGCTTGTAGTATGCGTGATAAGCTTCCTGATAGTTCATTATATTCGAACACACCATCGAATAAGTCAGAGGCTACTAGGTAGTAAATTGTATTAGTCGCTTCATGTGCGATGGCTCCAATAGTTTTTGCTGTGTCTGTGTTTAACCCTGTTATATCTGAAAGTGATCCGATCTTAGTGTTTCCCTTCTTATTACGAACGGTACCACCATCAGCTCCGTCTGGACCTATAACATCAATATTTAAAGCGTCTCTATACTGATCTGGATTAACTAATCTCTCGTCCAGATCCTTATTCATTATACCCCCTATGAAAGCCTTCTTTAGTATAGCCATATCTATTTAATCCTTTTATCCTGACCTCGAAGGGTCATAAGTAATCTAGCAGGGTCAATGTCGCTTACCATTATTCTAGCATTACGAGATTCAGCTTCTGCTTTCTTAGCCGCGCTTCTTTTGTCCACAGCAGATATTCCTCTCTTAGCTCTTAGTATCTCAGCTGTTAAGTACGCGTACATGTACTTTTCAAAGAATTTATTTATTACTATGTCAACATCTACTCCTCCTTCCATTCCGTCAGAAATGTACTCAAGCACAACTAACTTGTCTCTCATGCTCGAATCGAAATCTACTACTCCAGCCTTACGATTAACTCTAAAGCTAGGGTTGCCATTGGCTAGTGATGTCTCTAATCCATAATTAGCTCCTATGGAATACCGATTGCAGTTATCGTACATGTCGGAATCAACTCCTCTAGGTGATGCTGACAATCTAGTAGCATCTAGCTCAGATGATCCATAGAGCACTTCTCCTGCATTATCGAAGAGGAGTTCATTGTTATTGTCTCTAAGGTATGAATTAGCAGACATGGGCACTGTGTTCTCTGTTAGTGGACGTAGTACTCCATTTTGTTCCAGAGAGATTCTAACATAATCAACGTAGTCGTGAGGCATGATTAATTTTAAATCAGACCCTACAGTAGTTTCTAGCACCTTAATACATCTAAACGCATTGTAGTTAAGTTCTTTTATAGCTTGCTTAGCGTGGAATCTAACGGTGTGCTTCTTTACATTGTCGACTATCTTGTTGTTACCAACAAATATCAACATATAATTATTGATAATGTCTGGTAGTGATATGTACTGATACGACCCGTGGTTCTTTGACTTTGGAACTACACCGTCGTTCAGGTAGTAATTGTAATTAGTTATATATCCCATCTAGATTATTTTTGTTCCTGCTTTTCTTGAATCTCGTCTGTCTTAGCGAAGTTTACTACTTCAAATTCTCTAATTTGCGTTCCTGCATACTGACATATCTTTGATACTAAATTATAGAAATCATCCTTAGGTATCTCGAAGTCTTTATAATCACCTGCTGATGGGTTAAATAAAGGAGAACCTAACACAACATTGTATGTCCATTTTGGGTCTTCAGGGTATCGTGTTCTTAGCGCCTGTATGTTAGATATTATCGTCGTTGGGTATACCTTTATCTCATCACCATATATAACCCCTGCAGGGCTCCCTGCGTCTGGAGTTGTGTCTAGAGATGAAATTAGATTATATATCTTATTACTAGAGATGATCTCTAGTGGTGTCTTAAAGTTGTAGATTAGTTGACCTGTTTTATATGTGTTGTCAGGTATTTTAAATCTAAGTGTTGTAATATCATAGGCTAGTGTGGTAGGGTCTGTGAAAAAATCTATCACCTCCTCTATTCTGGCTGGTATGTCAGAATGACCTGAACCGTAAATCATCTGGTTCATTTTCTTAACGGCCAATGCGTAGTCGTAAAAGTATTGCT